AACTATATTCGAGTTAAAGGAAAATATGGAAATGTTGAAAATCCATTTGTAATATTTAATGTCAACTTAGATGATGCTAAGAATTTTGGTAAAATATATAACCAAGAATCATTTATTTTTGCTAAGAATAAGGATGTAAAACCTGATAATAAACGTGTTATTTTTTATTATTATGATAAACCTAAGAATGGTAATTATAAATTGAAAGATGAAATTGATTATTATAATAACAAAGATAATGCTGATGATTTTTTCACTCGTATGAAATCTTGGAAATTTAGTATACCATTTCCTATATTTGAATCATTAATAAGTTATAATCCATATAGTGAATACAATCTTAATGATGATCAAATATCAAGAATAAATGACCTCAATGAAGACATTGTGTTATCTGATAATATGACAGGTCATCATTATTTTAATGTACGTGGTAGCATCAATGGATGTATAAAAGGATATTAAGAGGTATAAATAATGAATGAATATAAAACCTTTAAATCTAGTCTTAATGAAAGTTCATTATCAAGAGTGTGGTCGCATAATGAAAAACATGATTGTGGTGCAATGACAGCATTTAGAAATTATTATCAAAAGTATTGAGTAAAGGCTACGGTGCAACTAAACTTAAAGGTGAATACCCAGAAGGTGGTGTTAAAACCAAAGAAGAAAGTTTCTTTATTGTTGATAATAATGACACAGGTAATCTTGAATCTGATTTAAAAAAGCTTGGTGAAGAATTTGAGCAAGACAGTATTTTATTTATACCTAAAGGTTCCATACAAGGTGAGAGTAAAGCATATCTCATTGGAACTAACCATTGTGAAAATAATTGGTTAGGTTATGGTAAAAAAGAAATATTCGGTAAAGGTGGTAAATTAGGATACAGTAGTCCAATTTATACATCATTTGTTAATGGAAGACCTTTTATTTTTGAAGATGTTGACATGACTAATTTAAATCCTCAATCTGGATTTGGTAATTGGTCAGTACAATTGTGTGCAAAAAAGAACTGGCAAGACATTGAATTATAAGGAGAATTAAGTGATAAAACAGAAAGCGTATTGGATAGATCCAAGGGGAACAATTATACCTGTTCCTATGAAACATATTAATTTAATTAGTAGTAACCCTAAGAAGTTTGGTTTAACTAAAGAATATATTACTCAAATATATGCCAAACACAAGGAAAGATTAGGACTAGAGGGTAAGGCTAGAGAAGAAATAATGGTTAATCTTATGAGTAATGGTTGGATTAGATTAAGACATCACCCTAAAACTGAATGGATTGCACAATTAAAAAACTTAGGTAGAAGAGAAAAAGACTATTTATTTGATTTTGCAGTGCAAACAACTGATGGTACATTAGATAAAATGAGTCCATACACAGGTATGAAAATAATGGATTATAAAGGTGTTATTCAAGGACAAGGTGACCTTGCGAGTGTGTTAAATTTTAAAATGTTTGAATGTACTCAGGAACATAAATTAACTTTTATGTTAATTGAAGATTATGCTGGTGTTGGTGAATCATATCTAACATTTGGTGATTATCTAAAAGAACAACAATAATAATTAATTAAATAGAAGGATATTATAATGAACAAAAAAACAACAGCAGGAATCATTTTACTAGCATTATATGTTTTTACAACGGTAATAACATTAGTCAAAATTAATGGTATGTCTAAAAAAATCTATTATAGTTCGTTTACTAAGGGTCATGCTGAAAAAGCTTGTGATAAATTATGTATTGCGTTAGCTGATGACATGTTTTCTGATACTAAAGGTAAATTTACGGTTAATGTAGATCCTAAACAAGAATCCGTAGAGGTGAGCCGTGATACTATTGCATATAAAAAAGGTGATAATACTATTGTATTTACTAAATTAATGTTAATATATTTGAATACTCATAGAAATTATGTATATCGTACAATTGGTAGCAGATTAATTGCTAATATTGAAGTTGAACGTGGCAAACAATATGGTTGGATTAACAATCCTAATATCAGGCATAATTTACAATACTCAAATAACTAACGTTTTTTAATTCATTTGCATAATTAGCTTGTATAAATAATAGTATAATATTTATATGGGTAATTATGTCAAATTGGTTAGATAAAATACGCTTTAATCCGTCATATGCACGGGCACAATCAAAACGGTATCATGGTACTGCGTTACCACCTTCAAAATTTTTTACAGGTTCTTTTGCATATAGGTTTCTAAAATATCTTAATGCCCCGATTACAGAGTGGAGAGCATATAAATTAGGTATTATAGATGAAGAAGGTAATCAAATAAAAGCCCCTCAAAACCAAGAAGAAAAGACCAGTTGGAATTATTTCACAAAATTGGTAGTATCACTTCGTAAGAAACTTGAAAAAGTAGTATCACCAAATAGATTGAAATTAATGTTACAATCATTATTCTTAATTCGAGAAAATAAAGAAGACGAATTTGATATACTTAATAGGTTTTTACACAATATAGATAATATAAATAATAGTGAATTAAAATTAATGGTGGAAAATATTATGGTTGAAATCAATGAAGAAGTAGTTGCTGGTGATATGGCAACAACTGGTGCATCAATTTCTGATGATCCAAATAAAGATGAAATAGCAGAAAAAAGCCGAAAAAAATTGAAATCATTTAGGAAATGGGTTGAAGACCTTAAAAAGAAGAATGATAAAACTATCAAAATCAAAACTGATATTAAAGGATAATAATATGCATATTAAAATTATAGATGATAACAATATTGAAATAATTGATGAAGAAGTGGGTAGACCAGCATTAGTTAAGTTTCTAATTAAGAAAAACAACCTAAAATGGACTATTAAAAACTTACATGATGGTGAATGGTACTATTTAAAGATTAATCCTGAAAGTGAATGTGAGTCATTATACAATTTCTTATCAAGTGTAAATGCATATGATGCAAGTGATGATTTATACAATATTGGCTTTAAGAAAACTCAAAGCAGTGTATCGATTAAACGATTAGCTGAAGATATTGCAAGTGGTAAAGTTAGCTTAGTTTGGATACCTAAAAACAGATTATCTGTTATTAAATCAACATGGAACTTAACTCCACAAGAAGACATAGGCACCGCCAGTACAAGTGGTGATACTATGATTAAAAATCCAACATCTGCTCAAACTTATGAAGGTATTGATTATGATATTTTAGCTGAAAAGGTTGCTGAACAACTTAAAATACAACTTGATGAAAAATCTAAAAAAGCATCACTTGTTGAAGATATTAACAATTCAATTCAAGGTATTGTTAAGAAATATGTTAAAGACCCAAAAATTGTTAAAAGTGAAGTTGATAAAGCAATTAGCATTTTGGTTAATGTTCTTATTAAAAACTTAAATGAATCAGAAGAACAACCTGTTGAACCCGAAGAACAAGTACTTGATGAAAAGTACAAAGGTAAAGGTGATCTTAAAGATGCACTTAAAGATATAATGTTATTACAAAAAAACGATGGTATGGATGTTGATGAAGCTGTGGAAGCTGTAATTGATGCTTATAAAATTAAGAATAAACCAACAGAAGTTACAAAGGTATATAATGTGTATTTTGATACTAAATATAAACAAATTAAAAAGTTTCCTGATGTGGTTGAGATAAATTAAGGTTATAAAGTGATTAAGTTTAAAGACTATTTAAGTGAAGCTAAATACAAATCAGATAATAAATTAGTATCATTAGTCAAGAAATATGTTGATAAAACTGAAGCACGAAATACTGCAACTGATTCATTGGGTAAGGGGTCTGGTGGAAATTTAACGGGCTTTGGTAATATATCAGGTTCTACAGGTGCTGAAACAAGATCAATGAATCAATTAGCAAAATATTATAAACAATTAAATCCCACTGATAAACATGAACAAGGTATGATCAATATGATTTCTACTGAGCAAGATAAAAGGAAAAAATAAAATGAATTTTCGAGAATATTTACAAGAAGCAAGTGCAAAAGTCAACACTACTGATAAATCCCAAGAAGTTACATTGAATGGAAAAACACATACGTTCTATTATGCAGATAATAGCAAAATGAAATCTGGAAATTCGGGAAAGGGTAGACCATCAAGTAATAAATCAATAGAAAACCGATATTGGTATGCAGATAAAGAACATTCCATTGGTGCATTTGCAATTGGGTATAAAAATCTACAAGCATGGGTAAACAAAAGTTCAAAAAGTGATTTGAGATATATACAACGTGTATTTGATGGACAGAAAGTGTTTTAAAACATTAAGGATAATATGATGAAAAATTTTAAAGAATATATATGTGAGTTGGACCAATCAACAAGATTTATACTTAAAAGAGGTCAAGTAATTGGGTCGTATGAACCGAAGAAAGGTGAATATAAGCCATCCGAACATCGTAAAGGTTATAATAATGTATATTACTGGGACGGTAGTATATATGGATATAATTTAAAGAAAGATGATATAATTGGAATGGGAACACCAGAGCAGGTTGCAACAGCTATTAAGAATGGTCACTATAAAAATTATAAAATTGATTTGAAAAAAATTAAGGAATAGATAATAATTATTTTAAAAAGTACTTAAATTTATTTAAGAAATATGATATAATACCATTGTAGGATTAAAAGATGAAGCAGAAAGAAACATTAATTATAGCATCAGGACAAGCTGGTGTACGTTTAGGTGAGATATTCAAGAATAAGCACAAATACGCTGATAATATATTGTTCTTTAATACAAATAAAGATGATGATATTAAGGAAGTTAACCTATTAGATACAGGTGAAGGTGCAGATGGGTCTGGTAGAGACCCTGGTATTGTGATTAAATCTATTATTCCTAAGAATGAGTCAATGATTAAAGACAAAGTTACCGAAGCATTAAAGTTAGAAAAAGGTGTTAAAACAGTTGTATTAATTAATTCATTAGGTGGTGGTTCTGGTTCTGCAATTAATTATCATATTATTAAGAACATATTAATCCCATTTAAAGCTAAAGATCGAAATATAGATATTATATCTATTATGGTATTACCATTTAAAAGTTCAGGTAATCCCAACAATTCAAATGCAGCATTTATGATGAATCAATATTATAACTTTATTGATAAAATTTCAATCATTCCTGTTGAAAATGACAAGATATATACTAAACCTACCGATGGTAACAATACATTTGATGATACTAATGATAAAATATGTTCTATATTATCAACTATAGTTAATTATGAATATTTCTTAGGTAAAACTAAAACTGGTGGTTTAAATACACTTGATCGTAATGAGCATAGTAGAATATTTTCACCAAGTGATGGTTTCTTATGTTATTCTAAGATTGGTATGAATGAGATATCAAAAGTTGAATCATTATTAAACAATTTCAATATAATGACATGTAAGAAATTAATTGTTATGTTTAGAACACCAGATGGTAAATCTGCTGATCTTAACCTGATTAATGATATTGATGCAATGTTTAGTAACCAAGTTAAAATATTTGTTGAATCATCTTTAGATAAAGATGCTGAACCATATATTGAATTCTTAGTAAATGGTGTTTTATTACCTGATTATTTTGAAGGTAACTTAGAAACAATCTTAGATAGGGTTGATAAGTTAACTCAAAACAAAGAAGATGATAAAGGTAAAAACTCTAAGAATTTAAGTAGAGCTAAAAATAAGAACTTATTAGGATTATAAAATGGAAAATAACGTAGCTAAAAAAGATAAAGTATATACTGCCAATATTGATGGTGTTGAAATTAAAGTTGTAAATGATCATGACAAGTTTATGAAAATGGTTAAAGAAGCTGAAAAAACAAAAGATAATAAGGAATACCTGAAAGGTTGATTTAAAATTTTTATTTGAAGGAGTTAAAATGTTGATAGGTGTATGTGGCAAAGCCAGAAGTGGAAAAGACGAATTTACAAATATATTAAGAATAGAATATAAGTATATTCAATATTTCTTTGCAAAACCTGTAAAGGATGCTTGTAAAGTTATATTTGATTTAACTGATGAACAACTATATGGTGACTTAAAAGAAGTCATTGATGAACGGTGGAATATCACTCCACGAGAAATGTTACAAACTTTTGGTACAGAAATAATGCAATATGAGTTTGGCAATAAGTTACCAGCATTTAAAGATAAAATATACAGATCTTTTTGGGTAGAAAAGTTTAAAAATTGGTATAACGCTAATAAAGACATGAATATAGTTATTTCTGATGTTAGATTTGAACATGAACTTAAAGCACTTAGAGAACTTAATGCTGTTATTGTTAAAGTTGATGCTTCAAAAAGAATTGTATCAACAGATTCACATGTATCTGAAAATGAATTAAATGATATTGAACCAGACTATATTATAGATAACAATGAATCATTAGATGATTTACATGCTAATGTGTCTATTGTTATGAATAAAATTAGATAAACTTAATTTTATCTTTATGTGCTAAATAAGGTTTTATAATTTCATCAGGGTCAGTTGTAGTTATTATAGCATTATTCTTCATATCATCATTAACCAATTCTGGATCAACATGTAAGAAACTATTTAATGATTGAGACTCTATTGGTATATTATTGTCTTTATGTGTTATAAGAAAACAACAATCAAGTAATGGTTTACCAGCAGGTTTAAATAAATAGCGTGGTGTGAAATAAACTCTATTCATTGTTGGTATTGATATTGCACGTTTCCAGCCCTGATAAGCGTAAGTACAGTTTATATAGAAAATGAGAACTCCATCTGGTTTGAGACATTTGTGTAAATGATGATGTATAGATTCAGGAAGTGTTACTGGAACAAATGGAGGATTAGCTATAATTATATCTTGTGGTTCAAATGATAAATCTAAAACACTTTTATTATAATACTCCATATCTTGTAATGTTAATGTAGCATTATAATCAAAATACTTCATTAATTCTAATCCCAGTGTACCAGAACCAGAACATGCATCTAATATTTTAGGATTTTCTTTATGTTTAAAATGAGGTGCTAATTGATTTAATAGTACATTTGCTATATTATGTGTAAAAAATATATTATTTTTGACAGGATTGTATTCATCTGAATTAGAGCGTACCCCTTCTTTGGCTATACCACCGTTTCTTCTACCCATTAGTATTCCTTCATTTTTTATTATTATTTATATTTTTTTCATTTCCCCCTTAAATTTTTGAGATAAATATGTTATAATATAAATAATAAATATGGAACACATACAAAAACCAAATGGACTAATAATACGAATAGTTAAAGAAGATGGTGGGTCATATGTACTGTTATTTGATATGATTGGTGAACGTGTTATTGGAAACGGTATTGCGATTAATCATGAAATATATGGTACAATGCCACTTGATAATATAATATTTGTACATTACATTGAAGATGATCATGGGTTGATTGTTAAAGACCTACAACCTATTACAATTGATTCAAAGGTACAAGATATTATTGATGATAATGAATTTGTACCATTGGTTGAAGAAATATATGTTGATGTATTTGAGGATATGAGTATTGCGAAAGAAATTAATAAGTCAGAATAATATAGTTAACTCACGAGTTAGACAACGAAATACTGTTAAACGTCAAATTATTAATGGTAGAGTGTGTGAAATCAATAAAAATGATATATTAAATTGTTATGATATTAATGTAGAACTTGATAATGATGTATTATTTACATTGATGTTAAGAGCACATGAAGAAAACATAACATTTAATCAATTGGCAACTAACATATTACACAATTATATAAAAAAACATGAAGGAATAAATAATGATAACAACAATGAAGGTGAAGAAACTACATGCTGATGCAGTAGTCCCAGAAAAAGATAAAGGTAATGGTGGATATGATTTATATACCACAGATGATAATATACTATTAGAAGCTGGTAAAATTCATTTTTTTCCAACAGGTATATCAATTGAAATACCAACAGAATGGACATTTCTATTAAGAGAACGTGGATCAACTGGCACTAAAGGTATATCTGTTAGAGCTGGAGTGATTGATTCAAATTATCGTGGTGAAATATTTGTTGCTATAAACAATACAACGAATCATCCGATTTTATTTACTAGAGATACTAATTCAACAATTAATTGTAGTAACCTTACAGTAGGCACTATTACATATGACTTGAATAAAGGTATTGCACAAGGTTTATTAGTTCATACACCACATGCTGAAATTGAAGTTGTTGATGAATTATCTGATACTGAACGAGGTGAAGGTAAATTAGGTAGTACAGGTAAGTAATTGTGATTGATCCCTACATAATAAAGAAATACGCATATATGTGTGGTCTATCAAACATGGATGACAATGCACATGATAGATTAAATTTTAGATGTCCATTATGTGGGGATAGTCATAAAAGTGAAAAGAAAAAACGAGGGTGGATAATATTCGATAAAGATTATTCAGATGGTAAATACAAATGTTTTAATTGTAATGTTGGTATGTCATTTACAAACTTTATTAAAGTACATTATCCTCATTTATTTGATGGTTTTAGAAAGGATATCTTAGAAAGTGCATTTACTAATGTAAACTTTCTTAAAGATGATTATGTTAAGAAACCAAAACCTAAACCATCTGCAATAAGTTTCACAAAAACACCACCGTTATTAAAGTTATTATCTACTGTTAAAGAGAACTTTAATGCATATTCATATTTACAAAAAAGGAAAATTCCTGAATCATTTATAAATGAATTGTATTATTGTAATAATTATGTTGATTTTTTAGAAGAAAACAACTTATATAAAAGTACATTTATGCCAAAAGAAGACAGATGTATTATTATACCGTTATTTCAAAATGGTCAATTGGTATTTATACAAGGTAGAAGTATAGAAGATGATCCTTTTTTAAGATATAGAACTATAACGGTTAAAGAAGGTTTCCAAAAAATATGGGGATTAGATAGGTTTGATCGGTTTAAAACAGGTTATATATTTGAGGGTGTACTTGATGCATGTTTTATTAAAAATAGTTTATCTAACTGTGGTGGGTCGTTTAGTCCATCTGAAATTTTAAGTATTAGTAAAAACATTGTATATTGTCCCGATGGTGATATATGGGATAACCCTGATGTTCAAAAAGCATCTCAGAAGTATATTAATGCTGGTGGTAAAGTTTTTATTATGCCACGAATCGATTATAAAGTAGGTAAAGACATCAACAAATTAATTGAAAATGATTATACTATGGAACGAGTTCAAAAAATGATAGAAGATAATGTGTATGAAGGTGCAAGTGCAACTGCACGTTTAAAAATAATGAAAGTTATATAAATAATAATATAAATCGAAGGAGTATATAATGCCAACATATGATATAGAATGTGAAGAATGTGGTGACATATTTAGTACATCAGTTAGTACAACATTTAGTAAATTAGAAGAGAAGTTAAAAGAACCTTGTGTAAAATGTAAAGGTAAATTAGTTCAAAGTTATATTAATCGTAAATCAATGACGTTTGTTTTACATGGTGTAGGATGGACAGGTAAAATTGGTGGAAGTATTGGTGGTGCAGAAGCGTTAGATGCAGCACTCGCTGAAAATGACAGATTAGCTCACAGAGATGATGAGTATTCAAGACAATCCAATGATATGATGACTGAAACAGAAGACCTTAACGCATAATATGAAAACAATGAATAAAGTTTATATATTTATAGGGATTATATGTGTTGTTAGTATGTTATATGCTAAACTAAACATAATTGATGTACATGACGCATGGCAACATTATCCATCACTTGATTCGTCATTATCATCACTAGACTATGATATCATATTAAACTTAAATATAACAAATTATGTTCAAAAGGATATTTCAGCGATAATAAAAACCAAATTAAAGTATTTAAGTAATTTAACTAAAACTATTATTAAAAGTAATGATTATAACACACATGTTGAGGTTGGTATAATTTATGCCCAAAACATGTTCTATAAAACAGCATTACAACATTTAGTTAATTCATTAAAAATAAAAGAATCTTCATATGCTTATAATAATATTGCTAATGTGTATTACATTTTATTATGTGATAAATTGGCAATTAAGAACTATAATAACGCATTAAGGATATCTAAAAATGATCCTAATATACTATTGAACTTAGCATTTATTTATTATGATGCTGGTAAGTTTGATAAAGCCAAACGGTGCTATTTAAAGGCTGTTGTAATCGATCCTACACTAGATATGCCTGAATACAGGGTTATGTCTGGTGATGATGGTTGTATTGAGTCTAAGGCATCTAATAAGGGTGTCAAAAAGTTTTCTTTAAAATGGATAAAATGACTTACATTTAATTCATTTATATTGTATAATTAGACGGAGATAAATATGGCAGATTCTAAATTAAATATATTCGATTATACTAGAGGTATATCACAAACTAAACAAGTTGAATATGCATCAAATGTTCACAATACATATATGATTAATACTATTTTATCCATGCATAAAGAAACTCTTGGATTTGCTAACATTGTTAATCATTTTGGTAGTTATATGTCAGATAAGTTGATATTTGATTTTTTGTTTCATTCAATACCACCTAAAAAAAGATGGGCAAAATATGTTAAAACTAATAAGATTGAAGTAGATTCTGTGATAACAAAAGTTGCTAAAAGTTTTAATATATCACATAAACAAGCTAAAGAGTACTTAAAAACTTACCAAAGTTAATACAATTTGTATAAATATTTCAGAGTACTAAAACTACTTCGGAGTATTTATGAATTTATCAGAGTATATTAAAGATTATGGTAAAAAACACGATTTTATTAGTGAAAGCCCTATAGACATATTATTAGAACAAAGTACAGATGTATTTGATGTTTTATTCAAAGGTGGATTTTCTTTGGGTTCATTTTTAGCTAAAATGGCTAAAAATCATTTTAAGAAAAAATTCACTAAAGCTGGTAGAAAAGCCACTGAAAAAGCTGATATTGAACACAGACTTGAAATGGCTAAATCAAGAAAAGAACTTAAATCAATTATGGGTGATCTTGATAGTGTGTTAGGTGATGAAGATAAAAAAACCCAAGCACAACTAGTTGATAATATTAAAAAGAACGAAAAGAAAATTGCTAAAACTGTTAAGAAACAAGATAAAGCTGATAAAAAAGTAAAGGATGCAACAGACAAACTTAAAGCTGATAAAGGTAATTCTGCATTAAAAGATGCACTTAAAAAAGCTAAAGAAGCCCAAACTGCTGTTACCAAAGAAGCAAATGATATAATTAAACCTAAACCTAGTTCTGATACAAAAGATAACCCAGATGAACCAGATGATACAACCACAGAACCAGATGAAGTTGATTCAAAAATTGATTCTGCTGATGTTGATGATGATAAAAAAGCTGAAACTAAAGCTATTAAATCTGAAATTGATGCTATTAAAAAGGAAAAAGACCCAGAAAAACGTGCAGAATTAATTGCTAATGCAAAAGACCATTTAGCAAAAGCTAATAAAAAGTTTGGTGGTAAGGTTAGTGATACTCCTGATGATGAAGAAGAGTCTGATGTAGATGAACCTACAACTAAAAAAGATATCAAGAAAGCTATAGAACGAACCACTGAAAAATCTACTAAATGGCAAGCTGAATTAAAAACAACTAAAGCTAAATCAGCCAGAGGTAAACAATTACAACAACAAGTAGACAGATCTAATAAACGTGTTACAAAATTGAATAAAGAACTAAAAAAATTAGGTGAGGGTAATATATCATTTAAAGATTGTTTTAAAAGTTGTTTATTTGAAGCAAAGGATGAATTAGCAGATTTAGAAAAAGAACTAGCTAAGTTGGAAGGTAAAAAACCTAAAAAATCTAAAAAATCTAAAGCCCCTAAAAAGAAACCATCTAAAGAAAAACAACCTGCTGACGTACCAGAAGAAGATGTTGACGTACCAGAAGAAGATGTTGACGTACCAGAAGAAGAATTAGACCCAACTGCTGAAGTAGATCCTAATGCAGAAGTAGACCCAACCGCTATAGCGGAAGAGGGTGTTGTTACATCTCAACCTGTTGATCCAATGACAGGTCAAGCAAAACCAGAACCCCCAGAAGAATTAGATATTAGTTTAAAACCATTTCAACAAAAACAAAACATGATTATAACATTATTAAAAGAATATGGCTATTCTGTATTTGATATTAAAATTGAAGATGGTAAAAATGTATTAGTGTTAAAAGGTGAAATTGATAAAAGTTTAAAAAAGAACATTCAAAAGTTATCAAAAGAACTTGAAATTAGTGTTAATTTTGATGTTGCTAAAATAGATGAAGATAAGTTCCAGACTAAACTAATGTTTACTAATAATGCTGATTTAGCTAAGTTTAAAGATATTTATAAGATTATTAAACGTAACGCTGGTGAACGCAAAGCCGCAGAAATGGGTGGAATGTAAATAATAAATATAAATAATAAATATAAATAATAAATATAAAACAAAAGGATATTAAAATGGGTGAATTTAGAGAATATTTACAAGAAACAGGATATTTAACAACTAATATTAGTAATGAAGATATGTTAGGTATATTACTTGATTGTGAAATTTTAAGTGAAGATGAATTAAATGAATCAGTTGAAGACTGTACATTAATTGATATTTTAAATGAAATGAGCAAACTTACAGGGTTTTTAATTGGTGGTATACCTGGTGCAATATTAGCAAAAGGAAAGGTTGGTACAATTAAATATAAGATAGGTGACAGAAAACGACAAATGAAAGCTATTATGGATGATGCAAAAGATAAAATGAAAAATGCTGCATCTCCCGAAAAGAAAGCCAAAATTCAACAAAAAACTAAAGAAAAAGTTGCTAAAATTCAAGATAAAATTAAAAAATTATCAGATCAATATAAAAAACTACTTGTTAAAGGTAAAAAAGATTATACTGCGTCTGGTATTGGAAAAAAAATTCATGGTGACGCATAAATTATCATATAATTAAATGTTTTATTAACATGATATGGATAAACAGTATTTTATTGAAATCAAACCATTGGTTGATATTGATGTTATAGAAGAAACATTAAGTAGGATTGGTATACGATCTAATAGAAACTTATACCAATCCTGTAATTATGTTAACGTTAAAAATAAACATTATATAATTCATTATAAAGAGTTTTTTACATATTTTTCATTTGTTAATGTTGGTAAGATTGAAGAGGGCAAAGTACATTTAATTGATGATGACTTTGTTAGAAGAAACAATATAATCAATAAATTACAAGAATGGGGGTTTATAACCATACCTAATGCTGAATCTTACATTAGTAATAATATAAATATTAGACATGGTAATTTCTTTGTTGTACCTTCTAAAGATAAATATATGTATAAGCTTATTCAAAAGGTTACTTTATAAAGGATAATAATATGCCAGATTTAACGTACTCAGCCTGTGAAATTAATTTTGATCAAAGATATGGGTCAAATGTATTGTTTTTATCACCTAAATTGGGACAAATACAAATGTGGTTAAAAGAATATCCAATGCCTGGGATTTCATTAAATGTAGAAGAACTTGGACATGAATATCATAGCTTACAGAGTGCAGGTAATATGTATACTTTTGATGAGTTTACGGTAGAGTTATTTTTAGATGAAGCATTTAAACATCATAAAGTATTATATGATTGGATGCTAGAATGGAAGTTTGGTGCAAAAGAAGGTGATGCTGGATTAGCAAAGGATGATCCAGACAATATAAAAGATAATGGTACGTTATTATTTTTTAGACCTACAAGTAAAGAAGTTGTAATGAAAGTTACATTATATGATTTATTTTGTACATCTATTGGTGGAATAACAATAACAAATATTAAAGACAGTGAAGCATTAACATTATCTGCTGGTTTTAGATATAATAGATGGGAACCTGAATATTTATAAAAAAATACAAAAAACACTTAAATTTATTTCAATTATATCATATAATATAACACATGGAAGCACTTGGTCTGTATCAGTTATATTGTAGCACAAAAGCTCATTTTTATACTAAAAGTTATGATATGATTAAATACAGATATAAACTCAATATAACATCAGCTTCTTTTAATAAAAGACCTGACAAAAAATTATTTGAGGGGTTGTCATATAGCAGTGCTATTAAGACTAAATCTATAGCTGGTATAATTGATTTTTTTACAGTTATATTTAAAACAGACGGTAACATACACGTATCACGTATTTTAACAGATATATCCAAATATGATAAGCTATGGAAAAACCATTCACTTGTAATGGATGATTTCATTAATGTGGGTGATTGTTTTATATCAGACTTAAATACTAAATATCGAGACACATATATGTCGTTTTTCAAGGACTATTACAATAATAGACCTAAGTTGTATAATGATATTAGACGTGGTAAGGTGTTTTTAGAAACTGGTATTATTTTGAATAAGCTTAGTAAAAATGCTATATTTGATAGTTTGAGTGAATCTAATGATACTGATGTTAAGAAATACATTAAGTTCTATAATAAATACAAGATATACATAGAGGATAAAATAAACATGGAGACGTATGAGAAGTTATTTAGG